ATGCCGGTAGCAGTAAATGATGTAGAAACCTTGAGACAATATATAAGTGGCGTTATGGGTAGGGTGGATCATCACGCTGGGAATGTCGGTGCCGCCGTTTTGGCTTTAGCTGGTGCCATTATATGGCGAAAAGATCCCGAACCAATAGAAGTTCATCAACGCGATGGTGAACTGAAAAATGTCCTCTGGGTAAAGGTCAACCATCAGAGATATGCATTTTCATATAACCACAGCACGCAGGAAGTTGAGATGCGGCAGAACAGCGTTCACGGTAATGCAATTCACACCTTCTCAAATGCCACTACAATTACAGATATAGAAACAGTTTTCCGCAATCTATAATCATGCCGCTGCCGTGCTCATGCCATCCAGCCGGACGCGCGCGGTGATGGTACCGTTTCCGGCGGCCAGCAGCGCGATGCCGATGGGGTACATATCATCGGCGGGCAGGACGACCTGGCCGTTTTCGGCATCCCATGAGACGCGCGCACCGGCGGCGATGACGGCGCTTGGGGCCTTGGGCAGATCGAATACACCGGTTGTGGCGAGTTCGACGCTTTCGCCTGCGGTGGCGTTTTTCGCGGCGATGCCGAACAGGCTGCCGACGATCACGCCCTGCCCGGAGGTCACGCCGCCTGCGGGGGCCGTTACCGTCACCATCTCGCCCTTCTGGATAAAATTCTTCATGTCCTATACTCCCTTGCTTGAGTTGATGCGCACCTGCGTCACGCGGGTTGCGTTGCCTGCCGTAATGCGCCGTTCGATGTCGGCCAGCGCAGCCGCCATTTCGGCGTCGGTGCCGTAAGTGACGCGCCTGCCGTCATATTCGACGATGCGAATACCGGCATAGCGCGCCTTCAGCAGTGCCTCGCGCCATGCGGTGAGATCAGCGTTGCTTGCCATGCTCATGCTCCCGCATTGGCATACCAGCCGCGCCAGTCGATGAAGCCCGCGCCGTAATCCAGCAACACGCGCACCTCGACACCATCGACATCCCAGCCCGACCGGCTTTCCACCTGCGGGCCTTCGCCGCCCGCCAGATAGGCAAATTCCAGCCCGTCGATCTCGGCGGGATCGGCGGCCACATACCAGCGTGTCGCGCTGGAAAGGCGCGGCTCCACCACCAGCGCCAGCGAGCCGGAGAACGGATTCACATCGGCGGCCTTGGCGGCGGCGATGGTTGCCAGCCATTTCTCCGCCGTGGTTTCCTGCGCGGGCGGCACCAGAAGATATTTTGGCGTGGCGCTGACCGGCTGGCCGGAAAGTCCCTTCTGGCTGCGCATGGCCAGCCGTGCCGCCGAGAGCGTGCCATCGGCAATGGCGCCGCCGCTGGCGGCCTTGTTGCCGTGATCGACATGGAACAGCGGATCGCCGTCATTCATGGTGGGGCCGTTGCCGCTGCCGGATTCCAGCAGGCTTACCAGCGTTGCGGCTTCGGTTTCCGCCGCCGCCTGCCCCATGCGCCGGGCGAGATCAGCAAACGCGCCGAGATCGTCATTCACCAGCACTTGCCGGGTGATGCCGATTTTCTTGGCGAAGGTTTCAACGCGATAGGCTTCCTTGGCTTCCGCCATCGTGCCGGATTTGATCTCGCCATGCTCGTTGAGCTTTTCGAGGATCGGCGCTTCGCCCAGCATGATCTTGTTCACGCTGCGGAAATCTTTCGCGGTCGTCTGGCGGCCAAGGCGGCGGATGCCGGAGGGAGCCGCCTGATAGGCCGCGCGCAGCGTGCGCCCTATCGTGTCGCCCACGATCAGCCCGAAATCGCTGGTGGTATGCAGCGCGCGCGTGATAAGCGCGGCGGGCGATGCGCCGGTGGCGGCAATGCTGCGCAGGGTCAGGATTTCCCGCGCCATGTCGGCGCAGCTGGCATGAGCATAGCGCCGCGCCGGTTCCGACAACTGGTGTTGTGGGTTGATGCGGGCATAGAGAGCCTCGCCCATCTGTTGCGCGCGCAGGGTGGGTTCGTCATGGCTTGCCACGATTTCGACGCGCGTCTGTTCGGTGCGCAGAACCGTATGGCGCTGCGTCAGCGTTTCAAAGGCCGCGCGACGCGCCTCGTCCGGCGTGGCGTTGCGGTCGATAAGGCCATCCACAAAAACCTGATCCAGCCCGGCGACGCGCGCGATGGAGCGGATTTCGGTATTGACGGCGGCGCGATCCTGCTGCGCCGGTTGTATGGTTTCAGGCATATAATTTTCCTCCTTGCGAATGGTTGCGCCGGGATCGGCGGGCGTCGGCACCAGCGAGATTTCCATCGGTGTCCAGCGGATGGCGGTCTTGATGCGCTTGCCGCCTTCCATGCTCTCCCGCCAGCCGTTTTCATCGACGACATAGCCAACCGAGACGTGACGAAGGATGCCATTCAGCACGTCTTGCCAGACAGGTTCGACTTCGGCGCGCGCCGAAAATTGCAACGTAGCCTTTCCCTGTTTGCCATCGACTATGGCTTGCCGCACATTGCCAAGCACGTCGCGCACCGCGCCCTGCCGGTGGGCATCCAACACGCTGGCCCCGATGAGGCGCGAGAGATCGACGGCGGAGGGTTCCAGCGAAAGCCGTTCCAGATAGTCGCCCTGCATGTCGCGGCGGCGCACGGCGGCTCCGGTGCTCCAGATCACCTCGATGGTGCGGGATTCCGGGTTGGCGGTCTGCGGCGTCAGCGCCGCGCTGCGGGTGAGAAGTTCAGGCATTGGCGGGCGCTCCTGTTTCTGCGGGAGGAATGGGCGATGTGCCAAACACCAGCCCCAGTTGGGTTTCACGCGCATGATCGGCGGCAATTGCGGCATCGACTTCCTCGATGTCATAGCCGCGCTCGGCAATGGACTGGCTGCGGCTTTTCAGCCCGGCCTTGATTTGCTCGATTTCTGCGCGGGCGTCTTTCAGCGGATCAACCCACTCCCATTTTGGCGGCAGCCAGTCGCAGGCAAGAAAAGCATCCGGGTCACGGTCGAAATCCTGTGTCGGAATATGGCCCGCCAGCACGGCCATGCGCACGAAACGCTCCCATACCGGGCGGCAGAACTGGAAGACGATCACGCTGTGCTGCAACTGTTCGATGCGGCGGCGGAATTCCACGAGGCCCGCGCGGATGCTGGAATAGGTGACACCTTCCAGATCGCCGGACACCAGCTCGTAAGGAAGACCGAGGCCGGAGGCGATGGCGCGGATGTGGTTCTTGACGAACGCGCTGTAATCGCCGGGATCGGCAGGATCGGAAAACTGGATATCAGCACCGGGCGGCAGCGGGATCAGGCTCCCCGGTTCCATGCCCACCTGAAGCACCCCATTGATCCCGCTGCCATTGTTGAGGCCCGCCACCGTGCCGTCCGGATCGCGGATGAAGCCGGTAAACAGGGCCGCAACCTTGGCCTTCACCAGCGCCGCATCTTCATACTGATCGAGTTCGTGCAAGCGCAGCAGGATCGGCGCAAGCCATGTGATGCCGCGTAATTGTCCCGGTGCCAGCGCGGAAAAGAGATGGACAATATCGGCAGCCGGCAGGCGCACCATATCAAGCGTCATGACCGAAAGCGGATCGCCAGGGCGTTGGCGGTAACAGTGATAGGCTATACGCTTGCCATTGGCGTCGAATTCAATCCCGGCCCGGAGGCGCGCGCCAGCGCCGATCTCGCGGTTCAGGTCAAGCGGCACCTGTTCGCGGTCAAGCAGTTCGATGCGCAGCGGCACAAGGCCGGTGCCATCTTCGGTGATGCGCAGGCGCGCGAAAGTCTCGCCGCTTTCCACCATCGCCCGCATGGCAAGCGCCTGAAGACCATAAAAATCGGTGAGGCCGGAAGCATCGGCCTTGTCCGTCCAGCGATCCCAGAGGGAATGAAGTTTTGCCCGCGCGGGCGCATCGGGATGCCGCGAGCGCGGCTTGATGCCGGTGCCGATGGCATTTGCCACAAGCCCTTGCACTGAAGCTGCGACCCACGGATTGTTGCGCGCATAATATCCAGCCCGCCGCGCCGAAACCGTGGCCCCGGCAAGAATAGCTGAGTTCAGCGATTCGACCGACTTGGCTTTTTCCCAGCGACGACCGCTTCCCGCCGCATCAAAGGCGCGACGGCGATCAAGACCCAAGGCATGACGGAGACGGTTCCACATGCCAGTGATTCTCAAGGATCTGCGCCTTAAAAACTATTCAGAGAGATTGGGAAAGATTGGCGATGAACGGTACAGTTTGGTGTTAACCATCGGCGGTGGCGAGCTTGGCTGGCTATCAGAATCCCGGCTATTCTGTGGAAGTGCCATGTGATATGAAGACTCTCGTGACTAGTGTTGCGGAGACAAAATGGCAGGGGAAGTTGAGTTCAAGGGTAAGGGACAAGCATTAAGGCTTGGCATCCAACAAGAGCTAGGCGGTGGGCCGCTCAGCATCTTCGGCGCAGCCGCTCAAAAGCATGACTTGTCAATCCGCGAAGTGACGGCAGGGGTATTGACTAAGTTGGCTGAAGAGTTTCCGGATATTGAATTTCGGCAACGAACTTCTCTCAGCAAGAAAGAGATCAATCAGAGGTTGCAAAGCTTCGATTCTAGACTTGGGCAGACCCTTTTTGTTGAAAGCGCCAGCATCCGACCTGATGGTGCAATCACAGAGGTTTTGGATCGGCATGGCAGATGGCGCGTCATACTGGTCGGTGAATCAAAGCACCAGGGAAATGACGTTGAGAAAATCTTAGCAGGCGTTATGCAAGGGAAAGGCAAGGACCAAGATTTCATGGCGGCGGGGAACGCCATTGAACGTATGCACAAGAACGTCTTGGAACTCCGTAATTACATGCTTGATGAGAAGTATTTTCCCTACGTTGTTTTTCTCCAAGGTTCGAACTTCGCTATTGAATCCTTCGATGTGATTCGTCCCGATGGCCGTGTTGTCCGTGTGGTTCATGACTCGGGGATGTTGAACCGCATCGACCGGGTAACAGCCAGCAGCTTTTCCCGTAAGATCAATAATAATTATTGTGAGAACATCATCGTCAGGGCTGGCGATTTTGATCACATGTTGCAGATTGCTTCGCTCTATTGCAAGGCCGCGCCTTGGAAAGCTGCAGAAATGGCCGAAGTAATGCTTGACGTTGCCATAACATCGCTCAAAGTCATCGCTGATGATTTGGACACCAAATCGCGCAAGAAAGCCCTGGACTACGGCTCGACAAAATGAGCATGATTCTTGAGTTACCCAACGCACAGAAAATGAAGGTAAAAATCTGAATGGCGAACCGATCTCACCGAAATGCAGGCCATCGCGGGATGAATGCGCTTCGCAAGGCAGGGCTGAAACATTCTTCCGAAGCACTATTGTCAACATCCGGGGCTGAAAGTACTCGGCATATTTTTGATGTCGCAGATTGTTTAGACGTGCTGGCAAAAATACCCAGCGATAGCATTCAGCTAATTATTTGTGATCCTCCCTATAACATCATGCTAGCGGATTGGGACGATCACACAGATTATATCGGATGGGCGAGCCAGTGGCTTGCCGAGGCTGAGCGCGTACTGGCCCCGACCGGAAATATTGCTATTTTCGGGGGCTTGCAATATCAGGCGGAGGCAGGTTCGGGCGATCTACTCTCGATCATTTCTCATATGCGAGAACACAGCAAGATGCTGCTCGCAAACCTCATCATCTGGAACTATCCAAACGGGATGAGTGCTCAACGTTTCTTTGCGAACCGGCACGAGGAAATCGCTTGGTTCGGAAAAACCAATAAATACTTTTTCGATCTTGATGCCGTGCGCGAGCCATATGACGAGGAAATCAAAGCTGCCTATATGAAGGACAAGAGGCTTAATCCTGAATCTGTCGAAAAGGGACGCAATCCGACGAATGTTTGGCGCATGCCTCGCTTGAACGGCAACTCGCTTGAGCGCGTAGGGCACCCGACCCAAAAGCCTGCCGTGGTCATTGAGCGGCTAATTCGCGCTCTGTCATACCCAGGTTCGACAGTACTCGACTTCTTCGCTGGCAGCGGTGTGACCGCTCGCGTGGCAATTCAAGAGGGACGGAATAGCATTTGCACTGATGCAGACCCTGTCTTTCGCGACTATATTGCCAAACAGGTCGCTTTCCTTCGTGAGGACGGCCTGCTGAACAATGTTCGGCAATATGAAGTTCTCGAAGGATTCGAAAACATCAAATCTGATTATTCTGGACATGCCGATGCAGCATTGGCGGTAGCATAGAAGAACATTTACAACTGCAAGTCTCATCACTGGATTACATCATCCATTTGGATTTGATGGCTGCGGTATTAGAATCGCCGGAACTCTGATTTGGCTTTTTCACAGCAGCCATCCCTGTAATCTTTTTGGCTTCCTCATTCAACCTCAACCCCATGCTGATGAGGCCGTGCAGGGCGGCGGTGGCGTACACGAAAGTATCCAGCGCCTCGTTGCGGTCGCCGTCGCGGCGGGGTTGCCATGAGCGGATGGGGCGGCCACGTTCGAAACGAGTGACGACGCGCTCCGCCGTCAGCTGGCGGAAATATTCTGCATCGCGCTCCAGCGGAAAATGCACATGGCCCGGCCCGGCTTCAGTAAGGCGCAGGCGCGCGAACAGCGCATCCTTCACCGCATCGACGCCGACGATGAACAGCGGCACCTTGCCCTTCACGCGCGTCGGGCGGCGCGGCCAGACGGGAATGCCTGCGCCGCCGCGCCCCTTGATCGCCCAGATGCGCCGCGCGAGGCGTGTGCGGCAAAACTCATAGGCCGCCTTGGTATGGTGGCCGCCGGTATCGATGCAGGCGGCGCGGATCGCCATGTCCGGCACGGCGCAGCTATGCGGATAAGTCGTGTGCAAAAAGGCGTCGAGATCGGCCCAGATGCGCGGGCCGGAGGGATCGCCCCAGATCACGCGATAATCGACCGACCAGCTTTCCTCATCCATGCCCCAACCGACGATTTGTACCTCGATGCGGTCACCCTGTATATCGACGCCTGCGGTAAGCAGCGCGATGCCCTGCGGCAACAGGCCGTTCCAGCTTTCACGCCGCGCCATCAGCGGATCGGCTTCCACCATTTCGCCCGCCATGTCTTCCCAGCTCTCGGCAAGCTTGGTGTTTGTCCAGACTTGCAGACGCGGTGGATCACGCATGACCTGGCCGTGCTCGATGGCGATTTCGGCCCATGTCTCCCACGGACTGTAGAGCGCCGAGAGATGAAATCCTGCCGTGCGCCCATCGCCTACTGCCGTCGCGCGCCATTCGCCGCGTTCAAGCAATTCCGGTTTGTTATGTTCTTGATGCACACCGCCGCAGGCTTCGCAGATGAGGCAGGCTTCAGCGCGTTTGCCTTCCGGCCAGCGGATGCGCGCCCATATGATTGGTGCCATGTCGCCACAATGCAGACAGGGTACGAAGTATTTGCGCTGATCGGATTCTTCGTAGGCCGCTTCGATACGGCTGTGGTGCTTCAACGTCGGTGTGGAAACCATGTAAATCCTGCGCCGTCCGCGAAAGGTCGAGGTGCGCTGTACGGCAAGCGCCACAGGATCACCCTCGTTATTGGCGTCCGCCGGATAGCCATCGACTTCATCGAGAAACAGATAGCGCACCGGGGTTGAGCGGAGACCAATGGCGCTGTTTGCTCCCGTCATTACCAGTTGCCCGCCGGGAAAGGATTTGCGGAAAAGGCTGTTGCCCGCGTCTTTCGAGCGCGGCGGGGCGACCAGTTCGCGCAAGGCCGGTGTTGCCTCGATCATCGGATCAATGCGCACGGAAGTGTTCCGGCGCACCATGTCGAGCGAAGGCTGCACCATCATGGCGATGCCGGGCGCGTTCTGGATGATGTAGCCGAGCCAGTTGAGGCCTGCCTCGGTGCCGCCGAGCTGCGATCCTTTCATCAGCACCACGCGCTCATGCGGGCTGGAAGTTGAAAGCGCATCCATCACCGCGCGCAGATAGGGCGTCCGGCTGGTGCGCCACAGGCCGGGTTCAGCGGAAGCCGGTGGCAGGATTCGATGCCGGTCGGCCCAGGCGGAAACCATGATCTGCGGTTCCGGGCTTGTGCCGCGCCGCCACGCCTTGTCAATGACTGCCAGCATCGCGCAGACTTTCGAGAGGGGTTTCGGAAAGATAATCCAGATGCTCGCGCATCAGCCGGTCAAGCACGGCGAAGGTGCGGTTTGGATCAGCGCCAAGCTCACCCGCGATCAGTGGCGCGCAGCGTTGAACCCATGCGATATGCGCGTCGCGCTCGGCCCGCGCGCGGGCAAAGACTGTGGCGGTGGCCTCATCGGCGTCAATCAGCCTGCCGCGCTCCTGTTCCAGCGCCAGCTTGGCGCGCTGCACCTGCACGATCAGATGCAGCCGCCGCGCCTCAGCCAGCGAGGGCGAATTATTTTCCGTTTTCATGCTGCCGCCCTTGTTGCGCTTGGCGGGATCGAGGTTTTGTTCCATCCATGCAAGCCCGGCTTCCACGTCGATCCGGCCATCACCGCGCACCGGCAAGCCATCGGCCACCAGTTGCGAAATACGGCCCCTTGTAAGGCCGACACGCGCGGCAAAGGCGGCCTTGGTTTCGGTTTCAGCGTTTAGTTTAGGCACATTTGCCTCCCGACGCTGGAAAGGTATCGCGCCTCGCCCGCCCGCATGGGATTTGCCGGACAGGACCCGCGCGAATGACGGCCATATCGCCGGTGTGACGCAGCCGTGCTGCATGAATGAGACTTAAAACCTTGATTGTGCTGGCGTGACGCAGAAAGAAGACAAACATTTCTGATGTGCGCGCGCGTGCGTATGAAAAAGATTAACGGTATGGTGCGGCACATCAGCACAATCAAGGACTTGAGCTTGTTAATCAGGATCGTCATGCGTCACCAGCCTGCCGGTTGCGCGGCGGTGGATTTGCCGATGGTCATGCCGTAGAAAAAGCGGCCCTCGCGTGTGCGGCGGTATTCGATGCCCTTGGCATTGGCCTGAAGCCGTTGCACGAAAGCGTTGATGGAGGGCAGCGTGCGGTCGCTGAAGCCTTCCGCCGTTGCCCAGTTGCGGAACATCTCATAGGCATGGCTGGTGCGGATGCGGGCATTGGTGTCCAGCACCGGCTGGATGTCGATCTGTTCCGAAAGCCATGCCAGCACAGGATCGGCCCCGAACAGCCATTCATTCATGGCGATCTTGCTGCTGGGCGGGATGGTAAAACCGCGCTGACGCACAAGGCGGCTGGCTCCGGCCACAGCCCATGCCAGCAGCAAATCTGCTTCTTCCTCGCCAATGCGTCGGCCAATGCCCTCGATCCGTTCTTCATACGGGATCAGGCGGGTGAAAGCGATCACCAGCAGGCGGCGCTGCACGCCCCTGTCCATGCCGCCTGAAAAGACCGGCAGCGTATTGGTGGCGAATAAATGCTGTGCGACCGGGCGAAACTCGATGCGCGATTTGTAAACATCGCGGCCCTGCACCGGCTCACCCGTGACGATGGCCTTGAAGGTATCGGAGGCGATGGCCTGGGCGGAGGAGAGTTCATCGCTGGCATTCAGCAATTTGCCGATCAGCCCGACGATGTGCCGCTCATCGCCCATGCGCGCCGCCGTGACTGAGCAGATGGCGGAAGGCGGTAGCAGGCTGCGGGCGAGATCGAGGATCTGGCTCTTGCCGTTCTCGGCAGTTTCGCCTTTCAAGATCACGGCGCGCGGTTGGCGCAGGCGCGTGGCACAACCCAAGGCCGCCGAACCGATAATCTCAGCCAGCAAGTTTATCTTCACCTCCCTGTCATCATCGTCGCGGAACACACCATCAAGTAAGCGTTGCAACAACGAACCTTGCGGCGGTTGGGTTTGCATGCCCGTGCTCCACCGGCCCGGCAGGGTGTGGCGGCAACGGTGATCGGGATTGTGGACTTCCAGTTGCGGCAAGCCTTCATCATCAAGCCGGATAAAGCCGGAAGCGCAATTGATGCCCGTCACGCCTCCGGCAAAGAAGTTGCCTTTGGTCAGTGTCGCGGCCATTTCATGCAGGATGGAATCCACCCGCGATTTGCCGAGCTTGACGTAGGAGGGTTTGCCGACCGGCGGCGTGTAGCATGCGCCGTCATATATATGGGCCGCCATGCGCAATTCATGATCGGGAATATCTTCCCAGTGCGTTTTGCCATAACGCCAAAACCTGCCCTCGGCATGCAGGATATCGCCGAAATCGCGTTCCAGATCGTCGCTCACGCGGTGGGCGATCTCGACATCCGATCCCAGTTGCAGCCATTTAAGCGCAGCGGTTTTACTCGCCGGCTTGTTGAGCAGCGCCAGATGGTCGAGCGGATCATGCGGATCAGCCAGATGCATATGAGCCTCCGCTTTTGTTCCGGCGCTGAATTTCACGGCGCGCGATGCTGCGGATGGTGGCGAGGATTTCGGTTTCGGCAAGCGGCGGCTGGCAGCGCGCGATATTCCAGCCTGTCAGCAGTTCCGCCGCCAGCCACGGATCGACGCGGTTGCGCAGCAGATGCCCGGCAAGCTTTGCCACAACATTGTTGCGCTGGCCCTCGCTTACGGCTTGCCCATAGCCTTGCCGCCATTCTTCTGCCGGGATCGCTTTTACGGGTCGATCCGCTTTCTCTTTCAGCAGCGGTAACAGCCATGAAGGGATATCGGCCAGCGGCACGGTTTCCGGATCGTGATCGACGGAAATGGCGTAAGCCCTGCCGGAAATATGCAGGGAGGGTGGGGCGACGATATAACCGCCATCCCCGCGCACGTCTATTCCTTTTGCGATCCTGCCCGCGCTGTTCGGCACCATGCCGCCCGGATGCCGGAAGATGATATGTTCCCCGCCGCCGCCCGTGAGAAAGCGCCATGTCGGCGGTAATGGGCCGTGCCGTTTTTCAAGAGCGGCGAGCGTTTCATCACCTTCGTGGCGTGGATCAATGTCGAGAACAACAATGCCGCTAGTGGTACCCGTGGCGATGCCGATATTGCGTTCCCTGCCGGAGAACCATTGTTCAATCGTGCCGGGATCAGCCGAGGCTTGTTTCAGCCCGCGCGGGACGAGGCTGCCAACAGGATGCTTGCCGGGCGATGTGCATTCCGCCTTGCCGCAAGAACAGCGCAGCTTGCCGTCGCTTGACGACAGGGGCCGATGAAGGGGAAGAAGCCGGAAGCCGCGGCGCGCATAAAATTGTGCGTAGTCATATACGCTCTGCATGATAGCGAATCCTGCGGCGGGTGCCGGGAATATAGTCACGTTCGATCCAGTGCCATTCGTATTGCTGGTGGATGTCACACCAGATCAGGGCGAGTTGCTCATCGCCGCTGATTTCATCCAGTTCGTCGATGTTGCCCAAATCGAGGTCATGAATGTCGTCGGGTTGTTTTTTCATGCCGCGCTTTCCTGTTTGGCGATCCAGTCATTCAGCGTGCTTTTGCGCGCGCAGATGACGGAACCCATGCGGAAAACCGGAAGCCGCGATTTGGCGTCTGTGGAAAGGTAATAAACCTTGCGCCGGTGCCGGGCGCTGCCGAACATATATTCGGCGATTGCATCCGCCCCGCGCAGAAGGTCGTCGGCCAATATCGGGCTGGTCGCGGCGATTTGCATGAGCGGCTCTCTATTCGACCTGTTTGGCAAGCGCGCTTTTCACGCGCTTTTCGATATTGTCGAGATTCACGAAGGAAACGCTGCGCGCCGCATCGTCTGTGGCCAGTTTTCCAATATCCCGCAGACGAATGATCTTGCTTTGCAGACCGGGTTCATCGGGATCATAGGCAACGATGGTTTTGCCGCTTGCCAGTTTGATTTCCATCGGCCCCTGCATCACGACCAGAAGCGCCGCATCATCCTTAAAGCCGTGCAAGTGATGAACATGGGGCGATGCCGCCGCCGCCGTATGGCCGAGGCGCACTAGCTCCGCCAGAGCGGAAAGGCAAATGGCATCGGTCAGGGTGAAAGCCCGCGCCTTGGTTTCCGGTTCGGCATTCTGCGGCCTGAAATGCCCGCGAGTGATCCATTGCTCAAGCTGAGTGCGGGCAAGGCCGGTGGCCGCCGCAAGCTGGCGAATGGTGTAGGTTTCGGCCATGAAAGCCTCCTTCTTTGGTTAATCGGGGTGGATTGAACTTGATTTCAGACGGTATGTCTGTAATGTATATCCAATCTCAGACAGCCTGTCTATTAAAAAATGCGGGCGTCACAAAACGGGGTTTTGGAGCCTTTTATGGCCACCATCCGCAAGATTTCATGGAAGAAGGGAGACGGCAGCCTCAGCTATGGCTACCAGCTTACCTACATGGACGGCGCGTCAAGACGGCACCGCAAGACCTTTGCGACCAAGGCGGCGGCGGAAGCCGGGCGGGTGAAGATCGAAAGCGAGTTGGTCGGCGGCAGGCATGTGCCGGACAGCGCCACGCGCAGTGTGCGCAAGGGCTGGGATGAATGGCTGCGTTATATGGAAGGTTTGCAGCGCGTCGGCAAGCGTGAGCGCGTCACGGTGCGGCATTACCGCACGCATTTTGAAAAGCATATTTCGCCGCTGCCGATTGCGGATATAAATATGAACCAGATCACCTCGGCACATATTCAGGAATTCGTTGAAGGGCTGGAAAGCCACCTGTCGCATGCGCTGGCCATGAAAGTTTATATGACGCTGCGTATGCTGCTGGCCTATTGCCGCCGTCGCCGCTGGCTGGCGCAAGACCCGTGCGAGGGTATAAGGCTGGAGCGGCCCAAACGCTATGACATCCAGCCGGTGAAGATTCCGCCCAAGGAAGACATTCGCAAATTGCTGGCGACGGCGCAGGAAGATATTAAGGGCCGATCAACCGCCATGCTGCGGCTGATGGTGTTCCGGGGCCTGCGCATTTCGGAAGTGCGCGGGCTGCCGCGCAAGGGGCTGGAACTGGATGGTAAGGCCCCGCAGCTAAAAATCCTCCAGCGCGCTGATGATTACTGCAAGATCGGCCCGCCCAAATCGCATACATCCTTCCGCACACTGGCCCTGTCGCCGGAGGATGTGCTGGCCTTGAGAAAATGGCTGCTGGCAGGCGGCATTACGGATAAACCGGAAGCGCTGGTTTTCGGCACCACAAGCGGCACGGCCAATTCCTACCAGAATCTCTATTACCGTTGGTGGATTCCGCTGATGAAGAAGGCCGGTCTGGCCATGCCGGTGCTCGACCCGAAAACGAAAAAGCCGGTGATCGAAAAGAAGGCAGGCAAAGAAAAGGCCATGCCGGATTTCACGCCGCATCAGCTGCGCCATGCTTTCGCCAGCCTCTCCATCGAGCGCGGCGTTAGCCCGAAGCAGCTACAGGTGATGATGGGCCATTCTTCCATTAAGATGACGATGGACACCTACGGCCATCTCTGGAAGGACGACGAGGCCGATCAGGCTATGGCGATTGCGATTGAGCGGCAGTTGGGTTAGGAATTCTGTCTCGAAAATCATAGATCGCAAGTTTGTTGGTTCCCAACCGTGGATGCCAAGCTCCGATCAGACCATCGCGCTTCTCGCCTTCCACGGCATACATCACGTTGACCGCAATATTTCCGGGTGAATGTATCCAAGTGAAAAATTGCACTTGTCCGTTAGAACGGTCTAACGCAGCCAATGCATTAGATGCGCCTCTCAAGGGTTCTCCAGCGAATGAATCTGGAATGCCAAACTTCAGATAAATGTTTGGATGAGCTTTTCCCTGTTGGATTGCCGATGCTAACGACTTGATGTCGATAGGAATTTGTTTCTCCACGATATGGCATCCGAGAATTTTCACATAGTATAGATGTACATTGAGCATTTCACTGGCCGTATCGTAGGGAAATATGCGGTTCGCGCGCACAACAGACCCTGGTGTTATTTTAGGCTGACGCACACGGATAGCAGCTGAAAAATTTTCCCATGCGCGATCATGCGGTTGGGTACGAGTGTTATTGCAGTAGGCGCACAAGGACTTTGAAAATTTCAGAACGTCAGCCTTAAAGCTGCCAATAGGCCGGTTCCTATGCTTGTTGTCGTGAAAATATAATGGTTCAGCTTGAGACACAGAACCGAACTCGGCGCGAAGATCAGACCTCTTCGTCATGTGCTCACCCGTGGTGGCATCATTGCCGCATATCCAGCATTTTGGAGCAGAGCTATTCAT